GGCAAGACGTACTGCGGCGGCGCTGAGATGGGTTTCCACCTGACCGGGCAGTATCCGGCATGGTGGGCTGGGAGACGGTTTAGCCGCCCTGTGAGAGCCTGGGCCGGTTCGAAGACGGGCGAGGTTACGCGCGACGGTGTGCAGCGCATTCTGATTGGTGAGCCGAAGGACCGGGGCAACTGGGGGACTGGTTTGGTTCCTGGTGATGCTCTGGTTGACTGGTCGCTCAGGACGGGCGTTGCTGACGCTGCGGACAGCATGTTGGTCCGGCATTCGTCTGGTGATTATTCCACGCTGGGCTTCAAGAGCTACGATCAGGGCCGCGAAAAGTGGCAGGGCGAAACCCTTGACGTTGTGTGGTTCGATGAGGAGCCGCCAATGGATATCTACATGGAAGGCCTGACCAGAACGAACGCGACGGGCGGCATGGTGTACTTGACGTTCACGCCGCTGCTGGGCATGTCTGACGTGGTTCACATGTTCGTAGAGGATTGCGGGCTGGAATGACAAAGGCAGAAAAGGCGGCCAAGGAAGCCGGGCTAGTCGCGGCATACGAGCTAAGGAAAGACCTCAGAGTGGGCGACGAGGCTCTGTTCCGAACGCCAAATGGCGGCGTTCAGCCTTGGATGTGGCTTGGTACTTCCTGGAAGTTGTCCGTTCGGAAATGACCCGCTCCATCGTCCGAATGACCATCGACGATGCTGAGCACTACACACAGGAACAGCGCGAAGCCATTATCGCCAGTTACCCGCCACATGAGCGGGAAGCGCGCATCAAAGGCATACCGTCGCTAGGCTCAGGCCGGGTCTTCCCGATATCAGAGGAAAAGATCGTCTGCGATATCTGCACCATCCCGAAGGAGTGGTCGCAGATCAACGGCGTTGACTTTGGATGGGATCATCCCTTCGCGGCTGTCAACATCGCCTGGGATCGTGACGCGGACGTGATTTACGTCACCAAGACGTACCGGGAAAAGGAATCGACGCCCGTCATTCACGCGGCAGCCATCAAGCCTTGGGGCAACTGGATACCAACGGCTTGGCCGCATGACGGATACCAGCACGACAAGGGATCAGGCCTAGGGCTTTCCCGGCAATACGCCGATCAGGGGCTGAACATGCTTCCTGAGCACGCCACGCACGAAGACGGCGGCAACGGTGTTGAAGCTGGCATTATGGAAATGCTGGACCGGATGCAAACCGGACGGCTCAAGGTGTTCAAGCATCTTGAGGAATGGCTGAGTGAGTTCCGGCTGTACCATCGCGAGGACGGCAAGATCGTGAAAGAGCGCGACGATTTGCTGAGTGCGACACGATACGCGGTGATGATGAAGCGATTTGCTGAAACCGAGCGCAAGCCGTTGAACTTCGGCACGGGATACGGCGGCTCCTGGATGGCAAGATGAAATGGAACAATCCAAGTAACGGATGGCAGCATGACGGTGTTGTTCTGTACGTCGTTTCTTTATTTGGCATTAGCGTTCTAGCCGTTTTGATTGGCATAGAAATATTTCTGTGAGGCGCTAATAAGTGGCAGACGACAAAGCTAAGGACACTGGCAAGACCAAGGCCAGTGACAGCGAAGCTGCGTCCATTTGCAAGCAGGCTCTACAGCGGTATCAGCGCGGCATTGAGCGCGAGCGCGACAATATCGACGAAGCCTATGAAGATTTGAAATTCAGCGTCGGCAACCAATGGTCTGATGCCGATAAGCAGTTGCGGGTCGGACGCCCTATCCTGACGGTCAACCGGTTGCCTCAATTCATCCGCCAAGTGACTGGCGACATGCGCCAGATGAAGCCGGGAATTAAGGTTGTTCCGGTTGACGCGCGGGGCGACAAGGACACGGCGGAAACCATTGCCGGTATGATCCGGTACATCGAGAACCGTTCCGATGCTGGCGCTGCTTACATCGCGGCGGCCGACTCTCAGGTTCGTTGCGGCGTTGGCGCAATTCAGGTTACCAAGGAATACGCGGTAGAGACGACGTTCAACCAGGAAATCCGCATTCTTGGCGTTGACGATGCCGTTTCGATTGTCTGGGACCCGGATGCTGTTCTGCCATTTCGGGAAGACGCCAAGTGGTGCATCGTCCCGACCGACATAAGCCGCGAGAGCTTCAAAGAGAACTATCCAGACGTAAACATTGAGGACTTCGATAGTTCTACCACGACTGAGGCGGTGGGCTGGTTCGATAACGATATGGTCCGCATTGCGCAGTATTGGGTGAAGGTCCCGATGAAGCGCATGCTGGCTTTGCTGCCTGACGGCGGAATTGCCGATCTGACCGACAAGGACGAGGATGAGCGTCTTGAGATTGGCAAGACGGCCAAGAAGGTAGAGGAACGGGATGGCTACAAGCTAGTTCGCTACCTGATTACGTCGCAGCACGTTCTCGAAAAGACGGATTGGCCTGGGATGCATATCCCGATTGTCCCGGTCATCGGTGAGGAAATCAGGATTGGCCGTGAGTTGTTCCGTCACGGCTTGATCAGGTTCGCCCGCGATGCTCAGCGCATGTACAACTACTACAGCTCAATGGACGCTGAGGTTGTCGCGCTACAGCCGAAGTCGCCGTTCATCGGCACGGAAAAGAATGTTGAGAAATATCAGGAACAGTGGGCGACGGCCAATAACGAGGCCCATCCTGTTCTGATTTACACGCCTGACTCGGCCAACGGCGGCATAGCCCCGCAGCGTGCGCAGCCTCCCGTGTCATCGCAGGGTATTCAAAACGGACTGTTGCGGGCCGTTGACGACATGAAGGCCGTTATTGGCATTTACGATGCCTCGCTAGGCCAGCGTTCGAATGAAACCAGCGGCAAGGCCATCATGGCCCGGCAGCGGGAAGGGGACACCGGCTCTTACGTTTACGTCGATAACTGGATTAGGGCGATCAAGCGCGTTGGCGTGATTTGCGCTGATCTAATCCCGCACGTTTACGACACCGAACGCCAGATTCGCATTATGGGCGAGGATGGCAAGGTTGACATGAAATGGATAAACCGCTCGGTCGGCCTTAACGTCATGAACCCCGAAAGCGGCGAGCCGGAAGAACAGCAGCAGATCGAGAACGATGTAACGGTCGGCGCTTACGATATCGTCATGGATACCGGGCCGAGCTTCACGACCAAGCGGCAGGAAGCGCGCGAGAGCATGACGGAGTTTGTCAGGTCCGCGCCGCAGACCGCCCCGGCCATTATGGACCTTGTTGCCAAGGCGCAGGATTGGCCGCTGGCCGATGAGGTCGGTAAGAGGCTGGAGGCCATTGCCCCGCCGCCTATTCAAAAGCTGATTGCCCAGCAGAAGCAGGAAAGCGGCGAGGAGGAGCGCCCGGCCCCGCCTTCGCCACAGGAACAGCAGCAACAGCAAATCCATCAGGCCGCAATTCAGATCGAGCTTGAAGGCAAGCAACTGGCTAACGAGAAGATCAAGGCTGAAATCGCCAAGATCGCACAGCCGGAGCAGGCGGACCCTTCAGTCGCAATTAAGGCGCAGGCCGAACAACTCAAAATTCAGAACGAGGCGCGCAAGGCGGAGATTGAACAGGCGACGGCCATGTTTGAGCTTGAGCACAAGCGCCAGATCGCGGCTATCGAGCTTGAAACCAAGCTTGCCGATCTTGCCATTAAAAAGCAGGGCCTCCAGCTAGACACGGCCAGAGCCACCATGGACCTGCGCAGCAAGGATCAGGCGCTACAGCAGCAGGCGGAGGCGCACGCGGCCTCGCTTACGCAACAGGATTCGTCGGCCGATCAGGCTGGCTAATACCAGGAGAGAACATGTCTGACGAAACCACGCTGGCCACGCCGCCGGCTGAAATTACTGCGCCTGTCGAAATGCCGGTTGATCTTGATGCTGTCGTTGAGACGCCAGCCAAGGAAGAACCGGCCAAAGAACCTGATGCTACTGAGGTTGTCGCTGAAGTAACCTCAGAAGAACCGGTAGAAGACGAGCCGAAAAAGAATATCCCCGGCTCGCAGAAGCTCAAGAACCGGCTTCGCCTGATTGAGGCTGATTACGAATCTGAGCGTTCGGCACGCGCCGAACTGGAGCGCCGTTTAGCCGAGCTTTCGGCACCTAAAAGCCCTGAGAGCAAGCCCGGCGTTGACCGGGAGCCAACGGAAGGAGATTTCCCGAACGACTATTTCGGGTATGAGGCGGCTCGCTCCGCTTGGGCAGCTAGACAAGCCGTCCGTGAAGAGTTCGCCCGCCTGAAACAGAGCGAGCAAGAAACGCAATCCCAGCGGCTACGCCGGGAACAGATTATCGAACGGAAGGAAATGTATGATGAGCTGGCTACGTCGGCTCGCGAGCGCATTCCTGACTTCGATAAAGTAATTGCGTCGGCGTCGGACGTGAAAATCACCAATCATGAATTGGTGGAAGAAATCATGAGTTCCGACAAGTCTGCACTACTGCAATACTACCTTGCGAAAAACCCTGACAAGGCCCGTGAGTTGAACGGCCTTCAAGGACGTGAGCTGGCCCGCGAGGTCGGCCGACTTGAAGCCCGTGTGCATCTCCCGCAAGCGAAGAAAGCAACCGAGGCAACCCCGCCGCCGTCTGCCCCCAAGGGTGGAGCGGCTGCGCCTTTCGATCCTGAGACTGCCGACATGAATGCCTACGCGGCGTTCAGGTCCAAGCAGATCGAAGCCGACCGGCGCAGGTAGCCTCAAATACTATCCGATTGCCCGCTGTGAAGCGCGCGGTCCCTGTGCGGCGAAGGCCGCCCGAAGGAAATACAAATGGCTAACACTATTCTAACCCCGAACATCCTCGCCAAAGAAGCGGTGATGATCCTCGAAAATACTTGCGTCATGGGCAATCTTGTCTATCGCGGGTATGAAGACGAATTCTCAAAAAACGTGAACGGCTACAACGTCGGCGCTTCGATTGACATTCGAAAGCCGACTGACTTCACCGTTCGCGACGGTCGTACAGCTTCGGTGCAGGACGCGACCGAAGGCAAGCTGACTATGACGGTCGATAAGTTCAAGGGCGTTGACTTCCAGTTTACGTCTCAAGAGCTTACCCAGAACATCAAGGAACTGTCGGATCGCGTTATCCGTCCGGCCATGGTTCAGCTTGCGAACCAGATCGACACGGATATCCAGGCTCTTTACAAAGATGTCTGGAATTGGGTCGGCACTCCGGGCAGCACCGTCGATTCGTTCGCGGACTTTGCCAAGGGTCCTGAACGTCTCGATCTTGGCGCGGTCATGAGTGATGATCGCTCGGCGGTTCTGTCGCCGACCGATCAGTGGGCCATGCTTGGTTCGCAGACTGCATTGTACATGCAGGACCTTGCCAAGGACGCCTATCGCCGCGCTCGTCTCGGCATGATCGGCAATGTCGATACCTATTCGTCCCAGAATGTGCAGACTCACACGCGCGGCACTGTGACGAACGCGACCCCGATTGTGGTTGGCTCCCAGTCCACGACCTATGCGTCCGTGCTCAATAGCGGCACCATGACGCTCGGCACCCGTGGGTGGGATCAGTCCGGCACGATCAAGCAGGGCGATGTGTTCAACATCACTGGCGTTTATGCCGTTAACCCGGTCACGAAGGCCACGCTGCCGCACTTGCAGCAGTTTGTCGTCCGTGCCGACGCTACGGCGAACGCAACCACGCAGTCCACGACGCTGACCATTTCCCCGCCGATCATCACGACCGGCGCGTTTCAGACGGTCAGCGCCGCCCCCGCCAACTCGGCTACCATTACCATTTTGGGCACCGCCTCTACCGGCTATGCCCAGAACTTGGTGTTCCACAAGAACGCCTTTGCCATGGCAATGGTGCCGCTCATCAAGCCGCCCGGTGCGGTTGACGTGTCCCGTCAGTCCTACAAGGGCTACTCGGTTCGCGTCATCCCGTACTACACGGGCTCCAACGATATCAGCGCATGGCGTCTCGACGTTCTCTACGGCGTCAAGACCGTTGACCCTCGTTTGGCTACCCGTATCAGCGGCACCTAAGCAACCTGGGGCGGGGCCTAAAAAGCCCCGCCCTTTCCCTTCCAAAGGAGCTTTTGTGATTAAACACGACGGATCGGTAACGGGAGTTTTGGTGTTCTGCCCGGCTGGAAACCAGATTATTTCGGCTCATACGGCAGGAAACCTCTACAGCATTGCTCAGTTGCTAACCGCTTCCGGCATTCGAAGCCAATTCATGTGGATGTCCATGTCGGACATTATCGATAGTCGGAATGTTTCGATAACGAAGTTCTACGATGAGTTTCCGCAGTGCTCGCATTTCTTGTCTCTCGACAATGACATGCATTTCACGCCGCAGCTCATTATCGACATGTTCAAGGCTGGCAAGGACGTGACAGGCATCGCTTATGCCAAGCGGGAATATCCGCTGTCCGTCATTCTCAGGCCGTTGAATGACGACAACAAGGTCATTGACGGGTTTCTTGAGGTTTCCGGCGTCGGCGGCGGCGTGTTGCTGGTCAAGCGCGACGTTGTGTCAAAGATCATGAAGAAATTTCCGGAAGTGAATGACTGCAACGATGTCGGCACGATGGGAAAGACCGGCATTACAAGGGTCATCCGGGCGTTTGACCGGCTAGAGGCTGGGGGCGTTCGGCTATCAGAGGATTTCGCGTTCTGCGAGCGCGCCAGACAGGCCGGATGTGAGGTATGGGCCAACGTCTCGCATGCTATCGGGCATGTCGGGCCGTTTGAATATACCATGCGATACGGCGACATCATCGCGGCACACCAGCAGAAGGAAGCCGCGTAATGGCGCTAAGCATCATTCTTTCGACGCGAGGTCGTCCCGGAACGCTTATCCGTACAATTGAGGCAACGCTAAAGAAGATCGCGCTTCCAGACACCAAAATGCTTATTGCGGTTGACGATGACGATCACGGCACGATTTCCGTTATGGACAAGATCGCCGATGACCGGGTTGTCTGGTCGGTCAAACCGCGCGAGGACTCGCTTGGCGAAAAATACAATCGGGTCATGACGGAATTGCCGGCCGATGTGTATCTCGTCATGGTGGACTATGCCCCGCACGTTACGGACGGGTTTGACGCCAAGATCGTAGAGGCGGCGTCCGTCTATAAGGACGGCTATTGCATCGTCTATAACCACTTCGCCAATCGGTCTTTCCCGCAAATCAATGCGGTTACTCACAAGATGGCTGAGGCCATGGGCGGCATTTATCCGGGCTGGTTTCCCTACTGGTTTGTCGATCACTGGCTTGACGATATCGGCCGCATGACCGGACGTATTGTCTTTGCCGACGTGCTGATTGATTGCTCCAAGCGCCCCGGCACGATGGACAAATGCGAGCCTGGATTCTGGGGTCAGATTTACAATCTGCTGTACGTAGAGCGGCACAGGATCGCAACTGAGATTATCTCGGCCCCCGATTTTGACGATACCGAAGACCGCAAGAAGGCGCTTATTCGTAACTTCGTACTGACGGATGAGCGGGCGGTTATGATTAATGCCGGTCTTAACGATGACCAGTCAACGGCTGAACCTAACGAACGATATGCCCGGCTGAAACTGAAGGTTCTTGAGCGTCTGTCCGTCTTGAGGCCCGATGTGGTCAGGAAGGAAGCGGCGTGACCGAATCAACAAAGAACCGAGAGCAATTGGTGACAATGGCTCTCTACAAGCTTCAGGTCATCGGCTCCGGGCAGGATGCGGAAGACGAAGATTACGACAGGGTTGATTCATACATTGACGGCCTGATGACCGAATTGGCCGTGCGCGATGTTTGCTCGATTGGCGACATGGAGCAAATTCCAATCGAGTACACCACCGGCCTGTCTTTGCTGTTAGCAGACGCGGCGGCTAATGATTTTGGAAAGCCAATGATGGGAGAGCAAGCGCGGCGCGATATTGAAGACAGATTGCAGGTTTTGTCCCGCAAGATGAACATGAACACTCGACGCTTGAAGATCGACCAAACGCTGCAAGGAACGAGCGTTTACACCCGAAACCGATGGGCGTCGGGGCTGTAAGTGGTCGCTATCCCGTTCCCCCTAAGCTCAGCTCCGGGGGTTAAGCCACAGGAAGCAGCGGGACGCCTGATTAACGCCTATGCGCAGGCCACAGGTGAAGGAGCACGGGCCCCGGTCCGATGGACCAGAACGCCGGGGCTGCTGGAGAAATTCGACGTTGCCGGTCACTCGCATTTGAGGGGAGGGATCGTTTCTGCTTCAACGCTTGTCACTGTTTTTGATGAGCGCGTTTATACGGTCACGAAATCAGGAACGGTCTACACGTCAGTCAATCGCGGAGAGCTTGCCGGGACAAAGCCTGTTACATGCGCGGTTAACAACAATGCCACGCCGCAGATAGCGTGTGTTGACGTTGATAACGGAGCTTTTGAGCTTTCCACCTCAGGTGCTCCGATCAACTATTCCGATGCTGACGTTGGTTCGCCGAATAGCGTTTCCTGTCTCCACGGATATTTTCTGTTCACCTACGGCAGCGGGACGGTCAAAGCGAGCAACCTCAATAGCGTTAGCATCGCTAGCAACTCGTTCACGACCGAACAAGGACTGTCGATCCGACGCGGCGTTGTGTTCGATGATCGGTTCTTCGCGTTCGGCGACAAGTGGACTGGCGTCTATCAGGATATCGGGGCCTCTCCGTTTCCTCTGGAGCGCACGACAAGCATTCCCCGTGGAATTATCGGAACATTTGCTGTCGCAGGGTGGGAGCCAGGCTGGAAAAACCAGCTTATATGGGTTGGCGATGACGGCCTTGTCTACACCCTCAATGGGTATGTCCCGGCCGTTATCTCTAATCCTTCGGTGGAGCGGTCTATCGCTAGCGCAGCGGACCAAAGCCTGATTGAGGCGTCGGTCTATATGAGCGACGGCAACCCGGTTTTTGTACTGACCTCGCCCGATGAATGGACGTGGGAATACAACGCTAAGACGCAAAACTGGAACGAGCGCGAGAGCTACGGACAAGACGGCTGGCGCGGTTC